TCTTCATTCAGATAACTCTTATTTGATATGATAGATTCAACTAATGAATTTAACTTTACCATACTGTTTTTTACTGTTTTTCCGATACCTAAACCGATAATATCATTAAGTAATGAATGAATTAAATTATCATTAGGTATCATCACTAGATCATTATTTAAATTATTCGCAATTAATTCTCTTAGAGAATCAATAGTTGAGTAACCAAAACAATGATCTAATGACTTATGGAAAATAGAAACTTTCATATTGAACCTAGAATTTGAATACTTAGTACTCAATTTTCGGTTTAATCTTTTGTAAAGTTTTGAAACTACGTGGATTAAATTCAATGAAGAACTTAAGTAATTTCTTTTGATTTTGTAAAAATCATAAAGATTTACCATAACAATAAAAGGGTTATTAATGTTATTAATAATTCCGGATATTGGTATACCAGTAATTTCTTTTCCTTTACAAATTCATCTTTTTGCAAATTCATAAGTATCGTAAGATACATGTGTTTTTGTTTCAGATAAATCTACACCCAAATTTTTAATTCAAATTTTGTATAATCTAGCGACTTTATCGTTTTTTATAACGATATCGTCACCAAGTATTATATAATCTTTAAAATTATCAATCCCAGTTAAGTGTGCACATCAATGTACAACTAAATGGTGGGTTAGAGTAAAGGCAGCTCAAGAAGAATAAGCACCCATAGGTTGTCCGGTTTCATACGAAATCATATAACCTTCTGGAGTCTTAAACTTTCTATTAGATAGAATACCAAATCATCCTTCAGATAATTCTTTTGAAAACATATGTTCTAAAAGTCTTCTTTGAAGTTTAATTGGAAATCTATCTGTAGCTGATGAAAGATCTAGTGATCAATATTGATTTAAATCATCGTTTCATTTATTATATGGATCCTGAGTATAAGTTCTATCTTGAGAAAAATTTTGAAGTTTATTCATTATTTTTTCATGTATAGGTTTAAGAAAAAGTTGTGTATAGTAATCTACTATTGCAACTATTCTTAGTTTACATTCAGGTTCGTATATAAATGATAATTTCCCTGTGATATGATTAATATTACTATTTTTCATATCTCAAGCAAATTTATAACTTTGATTGAAATAGTCGATTCCTTTTTCGTCAGTAAGTTTATATAAATTTTGAATGGTATAATATGGTAAACTACATATAGTGCTTAAAGCATTCAATGTTGTCTTACCAATTGGACCTGCTTTATTTGATAAATAAATATCTTTTTTATCAAATTTTGGCAATTCGCAATTTAATTTAAACTTATTAACAAAATCTTTAATAAAACCGGAAGGAATGATTTTCTTCATTCCAGAAGGTTCTGTTATTGATTTATAATCAGGAACCAATTTTTGTTTTTCTTTATTATTTAAGATAATAGATCTTGTCAAAGAAAGAATAGTCATTAAAAACTTTTTTTCTTCTAAAGATCCATTACTTAAAACTTTAAGAAAAGCAAACACTATTGGTCACCCATCAGGGTCTATTCCTAATTTTATTTTATTATATAGTAAAGGATTACCACATATGTACCTTGTACAATGTAGTCTTCCTTGTTTGAAGAATTTAACAGTATATATTATACCATTATTTTTCTCCATTCTATTAAATAATTTAAAATAAGGATTTAGATATTCTATGACATTA